TATTATTCAGTAATGTGGTTTATGGAGCTACCAGAACCATCACTTGAGCAATCAGGTCTTATATCAATAATTGTTGGTGCAGGCGCAGCTTGGTTTGGTTTATATGCAGGTAGTGCAAGCTCTAGCAAAAATTTCAAAGGCGAAGAATAATGAAGATTTTCATAACCGAGTTTATATACAAAGGTGTAACTTATGAAGGTCCCCCTATTATAGCTAGAAACTTTGCAAAAGCAGAAAAAGAAGCAAAAAGATACGACGTTAAAGTGGTGGGTGAATTAGACGTTGTTCAAGAACATGAAAACTTTGGATGGCAAACAAGTCAATGGAACAGGGTTTTACATTAATAGCTGAACTTGGTCTTCCTGTAGCGGGAGGACTAACTATGGCGTATTTTATTTTTTTGGTAATGAAGCAACTTATGGATGGTTTAGTTAGTGAAATACAAACTGTTCAAGCAATATCAAAAATGCTTATTACTAGAGCCGCAACTATGAATAACGATATGATTCGTATCGATACAAGCGTGAGTAGTGCATTGGGTTTATCACCTGATTTAGAACGTATAGCTAGAAGTGAGAACTTTGTAGAAGACGGGAAGATAGATGCTAGGAGGGACTAATGGATATTATTCAGTTAGTTTCAGACTTTGGCTTTCCGATAGTTATGGTAGTCGGTCTAGGGTACTTTGTTTACTTTGTGTGGCAGACAATAACTAATAAGATCGATCCCGCTGTTCAAGAAATGAAAGTAACTATTATTAGACTAACCGACCAATTACGCCTGTTAGACCAAGATATGATAAGATTACAACAGAAGGTTAATACTGTTTTAGAGCTAAAAGAAGAAAATAAACTGATAAATGAAGATAAAACTAAAAAAGGATAATGAATTATTAATAGTTGGATGGTTAATTTTATTATCTTTTTTTTCCGGCTTTGTAAAAGCTGACAATCTTACTTTTCAATTCAAAAATCCTTCATTTAGTGGCGTAGGTTATTCTGCGCACGTTCTTACTGTTGACGAACAGGAGAGAACAAGAAGATTAAAAATACAAGAAGATATACAGTCTGCTATAGATGAAGCTGCCCGTGAAGCAGATAACACAACCCTTTCTAAATTCCTCAGAAACCTTGAATCGCGTATTTTCTCAAGATTATCTCAAGACTTAGCAGAGTCATTATTTGATGATGGGGGCGGTACAGGAGGTAGTTTTGATTTAGAAGGTAATACAATTCATTTTATGAATACAGGTACAGAAATAGTCTTAACAATTCTTGACGTAGATGGAGTAACGACAGAAATACGAATACCCATTGGCTCATTCGGTATCTGCGCTGATGAACCATGCGTTCCTTAATACTATTAATATTTCTATATGGATGCGCACCAGTAGGTGTCATTGGCAAGAAAGAAGGTCCAATCATTGAAAGACCTTCTTTACAAGCATTAATTGACCTAAAAGAACCAAAAAGAAAAGCAGTTGTTACTGTCTATAAATTCTCCGATTTGACCGGACAGAGAAAACATTCTGAAAATATGGCATTATTTAGTACACAAGTTACGCAAGGTGCTGATTTATATTTAATAGAAGCATTGACAAATGCTGGAAAAGGAAGTTGGTTCACGGTAATAGAACGTATAGGCTTGGCTAATTTGACGAGAGAACGCCAACTTATTATAAATACTAGAGAATCTTATGATGGAGAAGGTTCTAATAAATTAATGCCTTTGTTGTACGCTGGATTGATTTTAGAAGGTGGTATTATAAGTTATGATACAAATTATATGACTGGTGGTATTGGAGCAAGAACACTTGGTATAGGTATTAATAATAGATACAGGAGAGATAGAGTTACAGTGTCATTGAGAGCTGTTTTAGTACAAACTGGAGAAATATTGTTGAATGTATCTACCAGTAAAACAATATTTTCAGCTGGTGCTGGCTCAGATATTTTCAAATTCTACGAGCTTGGAACTGAATTGGTTGAATTTGAATCTGGTTTGACAGAAAACGAAACAGTTGGTTATGCTGTAAAGGCTGCTATTGAAACAGCAGTTTATGCATTAATTTTACAAGGTATAGAATTAAATATGTGGAGTTATAATGATGAAAGTCTTTAATTATGGTGTATGGGTAGCTATTTTATTTGCATTAGTTGCGAGTGTTTCTTATGGAGATAATAACCTTATATATATTACGCAATCCGGCTCAGGATTAACAATGAATATTGACCAGATTGGAAATTCCAACAAAGTAGGAACCAGCCAAACAAGGGCAACTTTTACTGGAACTTCAATGGTAGTAGACGTGGATCAAGTGGGCGATTCAAATACCCTAGCAGCAACTATTGCGCAAGGAAATAGTACCAGTTTTACAGTAAATACTACTGGTGATAGTAATGTTACTACCCTAACAGGTGGTGGAAGTGGAGATATTGCTAATACTGACTTTGATTACGCTGCTACTGGTGACTCAAATGTACTTACATTTAGTCAAGGCGCAAGTGCTGCAGCTACTGCTGGTAATCAAGATTTTGCAGTAACAGGAACTTCTAATGATATAAACGCATCATGTGAAGTAGTAGGGTGCATCAATAACTGGACAGTTTCTGGTAACAGTAATGATATAGATACGACACAAACAGGTAATGCAGACCATAGTATTACTGCGACAGTAACAGGAAATTCAAATAATATAGATGTAGATCAAACAAATAGTGGCGGAAGTACAAGTGGTATATTAAGCCTTATATCTACAACATCAAGTGGTACTATTGACATAGATCAATGCACTTCTGGTTGTTGATACTGTTTTCTACTGCATCGTATGCAGACATAGGAGCTATTTCAGAGTTAAACGGCAATGGAGAGGTTGTACGAGAAAATCAGTCAGATAAATTACTCGCAGAGCTTGCTCTCGATATTTTTAGTAATGATGATGTCCGTACTGGTAATGGTCGTATCGCTATTCAGTTTATTGACGATACTGTTATTCGGCTTACTGAACACTCTAAGGTTGTTATTGATAAATTCGTCTTTGATCCTGATCCAAATAAGAGCGAACTCGCATTATCGTTCATACGAGGAACTGGTAGATTTATTTCTAGCAAAAAGAAACGCATTGCTCCTAAGAATATATCCATCAAAGCGAATGGTGCATTTGTTGGAATACGAGGAACGGATTTTACGATAACTAGCGATGAGATTGGTCGGACAATGGTTATACTTTTGCCTGATGAAGATGGTACTTCTAGTGGTGAAATAACTGTTACAACATTTGCAGGAACTGTTGTAATGAATAAGCCATTTCAAGCAACAGTAGTTACAGTAGCTGAACAAATGCCAACAAGACCAGTAACATTAACCAATATGACTTTAGATTTTATTGATAATTTACTGATTGTTAATCCGCCCGAAGAAACAGAAAAGGCTGTAGAAGAACAAAATACTAAAGCAGATAACATCTTAGATGTTGATTTGCTTGAAGAAAATGAACTAGACAAAGATTATCTTGATGAAGATGAGCTAGAAAATATTGATAGATTAGATATTGATCTACTTAATATAGATTTTCTTACCGATTTATTAGCTGTTATAGAAAGCGGTGTAAATAAAAAAGCTGAAGTTAATGTTATAGAAGGTGTTGAAATAGAAGGAATAAAACCTCCATTTGATCCAACCACACAAACATATACTTTTGTTGATGGATCAATGCTTACGATATTTAGACAAGTAGAAAATACTATTGATTTACAATTAGATAAAGATGGTGCATATAATATATCTATACTATCTGCGGGTCAGCAAATAAACGCAACAATCAATGGTGGTGGTGAAAGTGAAATATTCATTAATCAGTCTAATTAGTTATTTACTTTTGCTCATTTTTGCATTTTGGCTTATGAGTTTAGAAGCTGATGACAATATTATTAACATACAAACTAAAGGCTCTGGTACATCTATCGGTATAGATCAATCTGGTTCAGGAAATGTAACGACAGTATGGTGCGGTTTATCTGGCGGAACATATGCAACACATACTTGTACTAACGCAACAATAACAATAGATCAGCATGGTTCAGGAAATCTTGCTAAAGCATATTCACAGCATACTAATCATATAGATAATCAATATACTATTACCCAAAATGGTGATAACAATACTGGATATCTAGACTTAGATGATGATGATAATATTGCGACTGTAATTCAAACTGGAAACAGTAATTATGGTGAGATATATATGCAAGGTGATGATAATTCCTACACAATCACTCAAACAGGCAATAGTTTTTACGCAAAAATGTATGCCTTCGGTGATGATTCTACATGGGCAATCACGCAATCTGGAAGCGGAAATCACAATGCTTATATAAAATCTTGCGGGAATTGCAATAATAACGATGCAAGTATTACGCAATCAGGTAGTGGTGCTAAAGATGGAGATATAGAATTTAGAAATAATCCATCTGATAACAATACAGTCAACCTAACACAAAGCGGTAATGGCTCTCATGCAGGGAATATATTAGTAAAGCAAGGCAATTACATAGTTAATGCAACGCAATCAGGCTCTACTAACCAGAACTATACAGTTACTTTAGACTGCACAACTAACTGCAATAAGACTATTACAGTAAACCAATACTAACGAAGGAGTGGTGATAAGATGAAGTTTGGATTTGTAAAAAATATAATAGGCGCAGTCGCTCCAACGATTGGCACAGCATTAGGTGGTCCAATGGGAAACATGGCGGCTAACATGGTGGCAGAAGCATTAGGATGTGAACCTACACCGAAAAAGATAGAACAAGCAGTACAAGCCGCAACACCAGAGCAATTAGCAGAACTTAAAAAGATTGATGCAGAATTTGAGGTTCAAATGAAAGAGTTAGAAGTTGATCTCTACGCTCTCCAAACAAAAGATATACAAGATGCAAGAGCAAGATTTTCTAAAGACTGGACATCCAAACTTATAGGTGTATTAGTTGTTGGTGGATTCATGGGATATATCTTTCTAATCACGCTCCAACCTCCAGAGCAGAACAGCGAAGCGTTGATCAACTTAGTTCTAGGTTATCTTGGCGGTCTTGCAAGTGCTATTATATCTTTTTACTTTGGAGCTTCTAATTCTAGTAATAAGGATAAAGACGAATGAAGGTATCAGATGAAGGTCTATCACTTATAAAACATTTTGAGGGATGCGAGCTAAAAGCATATCGTTGTGCCGCCAATGTTTTAACCATAGGTTATGGAACTACAAAAAATGTTACCGAAGATATGGAAATCACTCAGGAAGAAGCAGAATCGCTTCTACAGGAAGAAATGCACGAATATGAGGGTTACATTAACGATATAGTAAAAGTACCCTTAGAACAGCACCAATTCGATTCTATGGTGTCATGGGTATTCAATTTAGGTAGTGGTAATTTATTTTCATCAACTTTATTAAAAAAGCTAAATAACTCAGAGTATGATGAAGTTCCAGAACAAATAAAAAGATGGAACAAAGCAGGTGGTAAAGTATTAGAAGGCTTGGTGAAGAGGAGAGAGGCGGAAGCTTTACTTTTTTTGGGTAAATCGTGGAATGAGGTTTAACTATGCCTTTGGTAAAATATGTATTTAAAGCTGGCATAAATAAAGAAGGTACTAACTATAGTAATGAAAATGGTTGGTTCGATGCTGATAAAGTTAGGTTTAGAAAGGGCAGACCAGAAAGGATAGGTGGATGGACTAAAAATAGTGATAACAGTTTTATAGGAACTTGTAGAAAAATATATCCTTATAAGTCTGTTGATGGTACAGATTTTACTGTACTAGGTACACATCAAAAATTATATGTTCAACAAGGTGATAAAATAAATGATATAACACCTATTAGAGCAACAACTACTGATGGTATTACCTTTGCTGCTACTGATGGCAGCTCTACAATTACAGCAACTGATTCTTCGCATGGAGCAGTAGTTGGTGATTTTGTAACTATTAGCGGTGCTGTTAGTTTAGGTGGACTTGTAACTGCCGATGTTTTAAATCAAGAATATCAGATAGTTTCTGTTCCAAGTACAAACACATACACATTTACAGCCAAAGATACAGATGAAGATGAAGTTACAGCAAATGGTAGTGATTCAGGTAATGGTGGCTCTGGTGTTGATGGAGCATATCAGATTAATACTGGATTAGATGTATATGTTAAATCAACAGGTTGGGGATCAGGTCTATGGGGAGCAGGTACATATGGTTCAGCTAGTTCATTATCTTCTGCAAATCAATTAAGACTGTGGTCGCTTGATAACTTTGGAGATGATGCTGTTGCTAATATAAGAGCAGGTGGAATTTTTTATTGGGATAAATCTTCTGGTGCTAGTACAAGAGCAACAAACATATCAGCATTAACTGATGCAAGCAATGTACCAACAATAGCATTACAAGTAATGACTTCAGATGTTGATCGCCATGTAATTGCTTTTGGATGTAATTCAATAGGTTCTTCAACTATTGATCCTTTACTAGTTAGATTTTCTGATACAGAAAGTATTATTAATTGGACACCTACAGCAACAAACCAAGCTGGCGGAGTTCAATTATCTCAAGGCTCTGTAATTATAAGTGCTATAAAAACCAGACAAGAAATAATAATTTTTACAGACGTTGGTTTAGTTTCAATGAGATTTATTGGCTCACCATTTGTATTTTCATTTACAGAAGTAGCAGAAGGGTTTTCTTTAATATCTCCAAATGCTGTAGTTAATGCAGATAATAAATTATTTTTTATGGATAGAGGTGGTTTTTATACTTACTCAGGTGCGGTTCAAAGATTGCCATGTACTGTATTAGATTATGTTTTGTCAGATTTAAACTATGATCAATCACATAAAGTATTTGGAGGGGTTAATTCATTAGCAAATGAAATAATGTGGTTCTATCCATCAAGTAGTAGCTCAGAAGTTGATAGATATGTTTTATATAATTACTTAGAGAATGTTTGGAGCATAGGAACTACTACAGATAATTTTGTTAGAACAGCATGGAACGAAGCACATTTTTCAGATTTTCCAATAGCGGCAAGTAAAAATGATAGTGAAGTTAATACTAACTATTTATACAATCACGAAGATGGTGATGGAGATGAAAGCAATTCTTTTACTGCATATATAGAATCTAGTGATTTTGACTTACAACCTGATGGAGAACACTTCTTACAAATACAAAAATTAATACCCGATATTAAATTTAGAAATCAATACAGCACATCAGATACAGTATCATTTGTTATTAAAGGTAGAAATTATCCACTAGAAAGTCTTTCTACTTTACAAACTATTGATGTAACTCCAGACTCTACATTTAGCAATACAAGAGCTAGAAGTAGACAATGTGCTTTAAGAGTAACAAACTCATCAAGTAACTATGGATGGCGGCTTGGTGATTTAAGATTAGAGATCAGACCAGACGGGAAAAGATAATATGCCTAATTCAAGAAATAAAGGAGCAAGTTTTGAAAGAATGATAGCAACTTCTTTGTCTGAAGAACTTGGTCTTAATATCAAATTAAAAAGAATACTAGAACAAACAAGAGAAAAACATTTGCCAGATTTAATATTCGGTGATTGGTATTTAGAGTGCAAGCGATATGCTAGTGGCAAAGAACCTGCAACTGCATGGTGGCAACAAGTAATAGATGCTTCTCAAGATAAAGGAATACCTACTTTGATATACAAATTTGATAGGCAGCCTATTAAAACAAGAATACCATTACACGCAATAAACAATAATTTACCAGTAAATAATCTTATTACTTGTGATTTAAACTGGAATGATTTTATTTATTTGATTAAATCTTTATATCCAGATGATATAAAAAATTACAATAAACAGGCAGCATAATGGATATAAAAAATATTTCTTTGCCATTACCAGCAGCAGAATATAATGAAGATAATGAATCTATTACTAGAAGAACTATAGAGCAAGCTATAGAAGATTTGGCAATAAATATAAAAAGACTAGAAGAACTTGAGAGTAATGTTATTAGTAACGCAATAAGAAAAAAACAATTTTTATTAATGGGTGTAAAACATGGCTGATGTATTAAAGGTACTAGGGCAGTTAGACCCAGCCGCAACCACCACTACAGTTTTATACACAGTTCCAGACATGACACAGACTACAATTAGTTCTATTGTTGCAGCAAACAGAACTGGTTCTGCTATTACATTTAGATTAAGTGTTCA